ATTTGACGTGATTTAACTAGGCAAACGACAAACATGAGCAAAACCAGTGATTGGAAAATTGTTGCAACTGAGGGGGCTACTGTAGATGGTCGCCAGATTAGTGCAGCACAAATTAAAGATATGGGTAGTTCTTATTCGCAAGAGCTATATGCAGCGTTAATTTGGCCTGAACACTCACGTTCTCACTGGAATGTTTTTGAGGGCAATAACTGGGGTGAAGTACCCGAAGTTAAAGCTGAAAAACGTGCTGGTAAATGGCGCTTACTAGCCAAAATTACACCGAATGAATTCTTACTTTCTGCTAACAAGAAAGGTCAAAAACTCTATACATCCATTGAAATGCACCCGGACTTTCAAGGAACTGGCCGCGCCTACCTGATCGGCTTAGCTGTGACTGACTCCCCTGCATCCACAGGAACAACGCGCCTTAAATTCTCTCGTCAAGCGGGTGAAACGCAAGAAATTGAAACCGATTCATTGGAGCTGATTGATCTTAGTGAGTTCTATACCACAAACCCGTTAGCACAGGCATTTGCGACCATCGCAAGCTATTTCCAATCTGGTGGGCAACTACCAGAAAACCTAACTGAAACGCCAGAACCAGAGGAAACGGAAGTGACCAAAGAAGAACTGACTGCCGCATTGAAAGAGCAATTAGGTGCTTTCAAAAGCGAGCTGAAAACCGAGCTGAAAGAAGAACTCACCCAAGAGTTCGCACAGCAACCCCCAGAGCAGGAAGTGAACCAAGAGAAATCTGCTGCAGAACAGTTCTCTGCCACTCTGGATGACAAACTAAATCCGATTCTTGAAAAAGTGTCTGGTTTAGAAAGCCAATTCGCACAACTTTCGCAAGAAGTACCGAATCAAGAGCCTAGCGGCACTGGTGCTGCGGAAGATACAAGCCACTTTGCATAAGGAGTTATAACTGATGCAACTTAATCAAGCCGCACGCGATTACCTAGACCAGTATTCTGCAAAGCAAAGTGAAATCTTTGGTGTAAAAGACCCAAGTAAAACATTTGCGATTACTGGGCCAAAGGAAACGCAGCTAAAGAGCAAGCTTCTTGAAAAAGCGGACTTCCTGAAAATGATCACTGTTGAAGATGTCGACCAAAAGTCCGGGCAAGTGGTTCAGGTAGGTACTAACCGTCTTCACACTGGCCGTAAAAAAGGTGGTCGTCACACTACTGATGGTGGTGTAGATGGTCACGAGTACGCACTAGTTGAAACCGATTCTTGTGCAGTGGTTACGTGGGATACGCTCAGTGTTTGGGCTAACTCGGGTAAGCCGGGCGAGTTTATGAAACGCATGAATGAAAATGCCATGTCGAATTTTTCGGCAGACATTCTGCGTGTTGGTTTTAATGGTAAGACAGTTGCTGATACTACCGACTCTGCGACAAATCCTAACGGTGAAGATGTAAACAAAGGCTGGCAGACACTTGTTAAGCAAGATGCACCTGACCAAATCATTGACCTAGATGTTTATCTAGATGCGGATGGTGGCGGTGATTACAAGACGCTTGATGCAATGGGTTCTGACCTCATCAATACCAAGATTCACCCATCATTGCGTAATGACCCTGAGCTAGTGCTATTGGTTGGTGCAGATCTCATGTCATTTGAACAGGCTCGTTTATACGATGCTGCGTCTACCCCAACAGAGAAGAAAGCAGCTCAACAGTTGCCACATTCCATTGCTGGGCGACCTGCCATTATCCCTCCTTACTTCCCCGGTATGCGTATGGTGGCAACTACTTTGAAAAACCTGCATGTCTACACGCAGAAAAACACACGTCACCGTAAGTCAGAGCATGTTGAAGATCGTAAACAGCATGAAAACTCTTATCTACGTTGGGAAGGGTACGCTGTAGGTGATTACGAAGGTTACGGCGGTTTCGAAGAAACGAAAGTTCACTTCGGGCCTAAACCTGCACAGTAATTAGGAGTAACTAACAATGCGCTTATCTCCGGGAATGCGACATAACCTTGCTAAACGAGAGCAAAAACAGAAGCAAGTGCTGAGTTCTGGTGTGTTAGTCAACACGGAAAGCCTGCACATCAAGCTGATCGACTTTGAAGAAGATAGAAAACATTTGCGTTCTTTTAATGCAATCGAAGACCGAATTGAGCATAAGCGCAATGTTTTAGTGCCTAAGTACAAACCGTACGTGGAAGCTTACCTAGCAAAAGGCGAAGTATTCGAAAACCCAATCTTTACCAACATGGTGATCTGGCTGTTCGATGTCAACGACATGGAAACCGCTATTGATTGGTGTTTGAAAGCTATCGAGTTGGATTTGCCTACACCGGACAACTTCCGCCGTGATTGGCCGACTGTCTGTGCTGATGCAGTGCTTGAATGGGCAGAAAAAGAATCTGGCCGTGGTCATTCAATTGAGCCTTATTTCAGCAAGGTGTTTGAAAAGGTCGAAAAAGAGTGGCGATTGCACGAAGAAGTTCATGCCAAGTGGTACCGATTCGCAGGCTTGTACCTTATTCGAAATGAAGAGGGCCAACCACAACCAACGGCTATCGGGTGCTTAGAAACACTAGAAAAAGCTTTGGTGCTACTGCAACACGCTCACGACAAGTACGACAAAGTGGGTGTGAAAACCAAGATTGGTCAAATCGAGCAACGTATTCGCGCGATTAAAGACAACAAGAATCTGTAAAGACTCCTACGCCGCCGAGCCTCGGCTGGTGAGGTAAGAGTGCCAATAGGTTAACTCGATACCGTCGACCCAGTGGCTAGAGGCTCACTTACTTAAAGAGGAATAACGATGTTTACGGGATCTTCCGGCTCGGATTACCAAGCGACAGAAATCACCAATGACGGTTTTTGGCCGAACATCAATGCGGGTGACTTTGAAAAACGTCGCGGTATTCCTGCAGCTCAAGATTCAGAACGTATCGCTATTGCTTTGGTTAATGCTGTTTCGGAAGTTAATCAGCAACTTGAAGACTTAAAAGCTAAGTATCAGGAAGAGGGACATGCAACTGCTGGCGATGTTCCTGCTTTCCCGAAAATGAACGATAAAAACCGTGTTGTATATCAATACGAATCAGCAGTGTTTGCGAGAGCTAAAGCTGACTTGCTGCCAGACATTGCCACTGTTCACACCAAGGACAAAGGCGACCATATGGCAGACAGAAGCACCGAGGTTCGCACGGAACTGCTTTCTGAAAGCCAGCGAATTATTCGAAACATGAAAGGGCTAAACCGTTCATCGGTGGATTTGCTATGAGTACGCAGTACCAAGCAGGTTACAAGCTGCGTGACCTAAACGCATTTTTAATCAGCGTTGTGGGCGACAAGATAGCCAAGCGCATGGAATGTGAAATGGGCAAGGTTGAGTTGAAACTCGAAACCAAGCACATGGGCCATGGCTTTGACCTGCTTTATCAACGTTATGTTGCTGATTTCTACTTCGACAAGTTCCCTTTCAAAGAATACGACCCTGCAGTGCTGTTTGCGAACGTTGGGGCTTGGTTGATGGATAACGACTCTGACCGTTTCCACATTGAAGACTTAGACGACCCAGACGTAGATGTAGTGCTGGAAGATGAGAAAAACGCCGAAGTGCTGATCTCAGTGATGTTTGAAGAACCCGTCAAAGTGACTGCTGACCCAGACGGGCCAATCTATTGG